ATAGATCGATGGGAAGGCCCGTCAAATGGGCAATACACGGCTATCTGGTGCGTTGTCGATGTTCCCGAAAACTGCCCACACCCCAAAAAGGACAATCATGTTTTTCAAACTAGCTCGCAAGAATGACCCGCAGACTAGCAAAGATGCTGCTAAAAAAGTGGATTTTGAAGTTGGTCACTACGACCAAATCCTAGCTGTGCTGGTTCTTAGCGGCCCACAGGGAAAGGACGGGATAGCCGACAGATGTAAGCTAGACCCCAACCAAGTAGCCCGTAGGCTGAATGAAATGGCTAAATTAGGTTTGATTAGACCAACTGGTAAAACAGTTAAATCTAAATCAAACAGAAGCGAAAGAGAATGGGAACTTGTCTAAGCAATGAACAACAAACTTAACAAGCAGCAGCGCAAGTATCTAGGACGGGTCAAAGAACTGCCTTGCAGCGTATGCGATACAGTCGGGCCAAGTGAAGCCCACCACATCGTTCAAGGGCTGCAATATACCTGCGTTGCGCTATGCCCAGACTGCCACCGTGGGTCAACGATGGGCTGGCATGGTCAAAAAAGAGCTTGGGCAATCCGCAAAATGGAAGAACTGGATGCCCTTAACGTAACGATTCAGCGGTTAAACGCTTAGTATTTTCTCATGTGTGGCAGAGGCGCTTTGCTTTGGTCTGAGCCAGGGTGATGCGCTTTTTCCATTGGGAGGCTCATGTGTTTATTCAGCTTCTCAGCCAAACGCTCAACCTTTTGCTCCAAAGGGTGTTGATGGCTTTTCTCCACAACGTAGTGACCCTTGGGAGATTCTTTGCCTTTGCCTGTGATTGTGTATGCCATTATCGTACCTTTATGATCTGTCCACGAAATTCGATATGCTCATTATCCCACTTTCGAGCCAATTCGGGTTGCAATAGTTGACCCTTAAATAAAGTCAACACAGCAAACCCAGAACCCCAATTAAGTGGCGCATCCTCGGTGTAATTGTAAAACTGTGGCCCTTCAACTTCTGCCAGCGTTCCAGAATCCACACCGTAACGAACCCCGTTGTAGTCGCTGTAAGGTGTCCATTTAAGCTGGTGAAGGTGACCTGTCACCATAGACACACCAGAGCCTAACGTGTTGTTATAGGTAGCGTGTGCGCCACCCTTCCAGCGGTGCTTAACAACTAATGTCTCAGTAGGCCAGCACGACCAGCAAGGTTCCCAATCAGGGAAATGGTCACGCAATGAAAATCCCTTAACCTGTTCATACTGGGGCGCATTAGCCGCTAGGAAGGTCTCAAAGCGTGCATCGTGGTTGCCCAAAGGCCATACCAGCTTGACGTTATGACGGGCTGCTTTAGCGGCTTCCTCGACTTCACCCAACTGAGTCTTACAAGATTTAAGTTCTTCGACTAAGGATGGGCTGTGAGTAAATCCAATCCGAGGATGGCGGCTAATAGTAGCGGCATCAAAAGCATCGCCGTTGCAGATAACGGCTTTGGGCTGGAGTTCTTTAATAAGATGTAAAAGACCATCAAAAGCGGTAGATCGATTGCCAGGCCAGAAATGGGCATCAGAAAAAACGATGACACATCCATTTTCGATTCCTAAGAGCTTACGGGCCGGATGCTCTCTAACAATGGCTCTTTCTTTGATGTTATACAAAGGGGCATCAATCTTTTCTTCTAGCCGATCTCTGCGCCTGTAAATGTTTCTCTCATCCATGCCAGTAATCTTGGCAATTTTTCTAGCAGAACCGTGTTCTCGCCAAAGTTGCAAAAATTCTTCATCTGTAATCTTGATAAGAGGCATCTAAATCTCCAATAGCAGCTTTTCCAGCACATTGATGACTTGATGCTCTACGCCCTCATCATCTGAGAATTTACGCAAATCGTGCAGAAAAACGTGCAATGCCTCATGCAGCGCAGTAGATTCCAAACTGCTTGGTGTGATTTCTTCTTCACCAAAAGAACCAAGCTGGTAAGTCGCTAGTCTTGCCTCATCATCAAAGCTAATGCAAGCCATAGCATCCCTAGCAACTTTGTTATAACGCTCAATGCGCCAATCGTTCAAATTTAACTTTGCTTGCCATTTTCTAATAAAGTTATCAAAAACAATGGCTTGCTCGGCATTTGGCACGTTTTTCATGACGACATTAGGTGCGTCTAACATTACGCCAATATGTCAAACTAGGAATAATTTAGATTCTTCTTCTCGCCTTGTTACTAAGCCTGGCAGCACACGACCAGCCGCCTTATTCCATTGTTTGAATTGCTCGGCAGCACCGTCATAATCGCCAGCGTTCAGCAACTTCAACAAAGTGCTACCTTTGTAGCTACCCATGCCCACGTTGTAAACAAACGAGCAAATAGCCGCTTTCTGGTTGTCGTTTAGGGACACATGGGTCACAGCGTCAATCTTGTCGCCCAAAATGTTTAAACGATTGGCTAGGTCTGTATCAGCCTGATCTTGCGTCCAGACCGATTCTGAGTGGATTTCTGGGCCAGTTGCGCCGTAGCCAATAGTCCAAGGTGCGCCGCCCGTCCCAGGGTCTGGATAAGCCTCTAGCTTGCAGCCTTCGTGACGCTTAATTTCTTCAGTAGCAATTTCAAGCCAGTTCATGTTGTTGGTGTCGAGTTATGAATCATCTCTGTCTTGGTCATGCTTTCATGTGAGCTACCAAAGTAGAACCCAATGATGCCCGTCCAAGCCGTACCAAGGCTACCCAACATAATGTCGATCTGGGGTGCGTGTTGGATTTGTCCATACATCAACCCACCCAAGATGCCAAAAAAGCCGCCTGTGATCGTTATAGCGAGAATTGAGGGTATCCACGACTTGGTAGCCGCTTGCATATCACGGGCAGATTTGCGATCTTCCACAGCCAGCTTCTCAAAGTCCAAGTTCATCGACTGAGCTTGCGCTTTGAGTTGGATTTCAGCTTGCTGGACAGCCGCAATCTGGTCAGCGTTCAACTTGCCGTTTTGCAGCATCTTTTGTGCGTCATCTTGGCTAACGCCTAAGACTTTAGAAACGGCTTCATAAGCCAAGCCACCAAGAGGGCCACCCAAGCAAGTGGCAATTGTTGGGGCAATTTGAGCTAACCAATCCATGTTAATGCTTCCTTTTATAGTTGCTGTGCTGTTCTTTTTTAGCCGTTTCCACAATGTCAGTCACGACATAGTAGCCACCGCCGAGCAAAAATACCAACAAAATAACGACAAGAGCAGCGAGGATAAATTCTTCTTGTTCTTCTTTTTGCTTCTTGGCTCGGTCTTCGGCAGCTTGGGCAGCGTACTTGTCAGCCTTGTCCATCTCGCCAGCACGACTTTTGATTCTGTTCCAAACGTCCACTTTGCCAGCTTGCATAAACAGCATTTGCAACTCAGACTCAAACTGTTTAGATTGCTCCAGCGCCATTTCAATCTGAATGGCTGTTCCCATGTTGGAGGCTTTGCCGGAATCTTTAGCCTCTTTGACCGCTTGAACTGCGTTTGTCTTAGCGTCAAAATACTTGCCCAATACAGGCCCTAAAGACGCAACATCATCAACGGTAGCACTTACCTTTTTTACAAGGGCTACCGCTGACTGAATCGCTGCTAGGGCCGTTAAGGGGTCAATCATTTCAGATTAATAAAATTGTGAGTTATGTAACCAACAAAGGAACTGATCGCCGAAACGATAGCCATTCCCACCCAAAAGCCGCCTTTGGATTTGTTAGCCAGTTCCAGCAATTGCTCCATGCCGTCCTCTAGCTTATCCACCTTTTGTGTCAAATCTTCGACTTTTTGCCAAAGCTGACCATACTTTACTAAATCAATGTCGCTCATGGGTTTGCCATTCCACTAAGTTCAACTCTAGGCGGTTCTTCAGTTTTACCTTTAACTTTATTTTCGCCGTATTGAATAAAGTCTTTGATTTTGTTCAATTTTCTTGCTGTCTGAATCTTGTTAACGCCAATTTTACCAATGGTCGCAACAGGAACAGGTATTCCAGTAGTCATCCCAGTAACGCCCATTTCAGTCAATGCTGCCAACAAGTTAGCTGCTGTGCCAGAAGTGTTTGTCGTGTCTTTTGGAATGGTCTGAACGTCTTTTGTAACGTCATTCAATGTGCGGTAATGGTCAGCATTTTTGCTGCCAAACAAGTAATCTAGCTTGCCGCTCTTGTCCAAATTGACGATTTCTTTGTTAAGCGCATGAGTTGAAACATAAGGCTTTCCGTTTATGTCACGCTGAACGCCTTTAGTTGCTTCATCCTTGATGCGTTGAGCCATGACGCCTTTCAGCTCTCTAATCATTTGTTCGCCTTCTGGCCCCATTTTCTCCAGACTGCCAAACAATTGTTTAACGTCATCCAATGAGCCGTTAACAATAGATTTGTTGACAAGGTTTTCCATAGCAACAACTCGCTGAGTTGTGCCTGACTTCATGGCATTTATATCTCTAATAACAGGAGTATCTTCAAACTCTGTCATGTAATCTTCGTTCAATTTTCTGGCTTTTTTGTAAAGGTCGCCGCCTTTGTTTTCGGTAATTTTGTCAATCAAACCACGAATTTCTCTACCGAAGTGTGCATTAGATGCTGAATCTTGCGACAAATTGCCAACCATTTTTCTGACTTCTTCAATGTCATTCAATGGGAGTTCATCACCAGATTTGGTCAAATTGTTTAATTTAACTTCAAGACTTTTAATAACAGGAGCATTGATTGCTTCCGCTTGATGCTCATCAACATATTTTTTTAGTGGCGAAATATCAATAGGCTCATTCATTTCGCCATTGACTCGAGCTTCTAAGTAAGCATTGCTAACTTCTTGGTATCTCTTAGGTTTTTCAGTTGTATAAAGGTCAGCCAGTTTTTTGCCAAGATCACCAGGATTAACGCCTGTCAACTCTGCCCCAGTTGTTTCAACTAAATGGTCTAAGTTCTTTTGAATTGCAGCGTTTTGGTTGGCATAGTGTTCTTGTAACTGCTGCCCCAACACGGGATTCTTAGCTGTTTCTCTAGCAAAGTTCACATCTGCTGGCGCTCTTGTTATTTGATCTTTAGACAGCGTGATAGGAACAGGCAAAGACTGTGCATTGGCTACACGGGCTGTTTGTGCGTCAACTTGCCTTGCGCCAACACTACCGCCAAGATTAGTAGGCAATTGCGCTTCTGCTTGTTTTTGTGCAAATATGTCTTGCATCTTTTGCACTTCAGCCGGAGTTGCAAATCTTGATTCAGCAGCAGCAGTTGGCGGTGTTTTAGCAGTACCAACAAATGTTTCGGGTGTTTTTTCAACAAATTGTTTTGTAATTTGCTTTACAGCACCTGCACCTTTTTGAGCAGCTTCTGGAGCAACAGCAGCAGTCAAAGTGCCCATCATGTTTTCTACGTCAGCTTGAGGCAAGCCAGTTTTTTCAGCAATCCACTTAGCGCCTTTGGCAACATTTTCGCCAATAAACTCCATTGTTTGGCGTCCGGCCTCTTGTTTATAGCCTGGCGTTTCAGTCACGCCAAATGCTTTACCGAACGGCTGACCAGTAGCTTGCTCAACTTTTTGTTGAGTGGCTTGCGCTTCTTCTGGCGTATGACCTAAGAATCGTTGACCAGCATAAGTTACTGCGCCAGCAACTGAGGGAATAATGCCACCAATCGTAACGTCAGCCAAAGATGCAGCACCTTGACCAAACCTAGCCAATGCATCTTCACTATATTTTTGTTGCTGTTGTTGCTTTTGTTGAAATCCTTGTTGAATATCAGCAATTGCAGAAGTTTTTTGTTTTGGTTGTGCAACAGGAGCAGTAGTTGTCGGAGCAGCAGATACTGGAGCAGTTGAAGTGTTAGACAAATAATTTTCTAACTCATCCCCAGTTTGTTGTTGAGGTTGCGCACTAGATTGTTTAGCGTATAACGCTTTAGTACCATTTTCGTGCTGCACGATGCCAGCAGAAATTTGATGCCGAACCAACGGATTGTTCAGATCAATTTCTTGATTTGGGTCTAAGCCGCTAACTTTTGCAACATGAGCAATGTAAGACTTTGTATCATTTTCATTGGGAGGAGCCCATTTTGTAATG